CTGTTAAAATGAAAGCAGAGCGGCGGAAATCCACCGCCCTGCAGTTGTCCAGTTACTTGCTATGAAGAAATCATGCTACGGCTGTAATTTTCGCCGGGATGGAGTAACCAATCGGCTCATAGGCGTGCTCGATGAGGATGTAACCGTTCGGGTTGCCGAGCGGATCCAGACAAACGCCGGTGCCGAAGATCATCTGATAGCCGTTGCCCATCACGAAGTCGTAGTCGAACTTCTGTTCGATTTCCGCCATCTTCACCTTGCCATGCGCGAGCAACCCGGCGGAAGCGCCGAGCATGAACGAGCGGGTATAGACGGTTCCTTGCTTGTTGGCTTGGAAGATCATCGCACCGACGGCAATGGTGTCGGTGTAAACCCAACCAGTCGTCGGAATGGTCCGGCCAGTCGTTCCGGGTGTCCAAACGCCAGCAGTGCCAGAAGCATAAGCAGCGCCGGAACCGGCAACCAGGTCGCCTACGGTAGTCACGTCGACAGTCGTTCCAGAAACGCCACCAGGACAAAGAATCTTGGTAATCGTAATCTGGTTGCCGTTGTGACCTCCGTTGTAAGCAAAGAACACGCGCGATCCGTCAGGATTGCAGGCCCATGCATAGTATTCCACCGCGGTGAGTGTCGGTGGAGTTTCCAAACGGCTGTGAGGATAGCCGTAGCCATCGAACCACTGGAAATACAGCGACTTGGTGTTCGCCGAGTTGACGATGAGCGTCGGAGAAGCGGGTGTCGCCACCGTGCCGATTTTCGCCTTGGCAATGAGCGGTCCCCCTTTGTAGTCATCCCACGCCATGTCGCTAATAGGAAACTCGTAGAACGCGTTGCCCTGCCAGTCGAGAAGCTCGCCGGTGAAGTTCGCATTGCCCGGTCCACGAACATCAGCATCTTTTGCGGTAGAGAAAGATGAGTCGTTGCGGAGCGGAAGGAATGCAACGTCAGTGCCGAACATCAAGAACTTGTTGATCGGGCAGCCGGTTTTGCTCATGTCCTTGCGCAGCGGCGATGCTCCCATGTTACTGAGAAGAGCGCGCGTCACGTTGCTGACATCGATGGACAGATCATCCGCCGGGGTCAGGCCGTGAATGCTCGAACGACCGCCAACTCGATAGACGTTGCCGCGTGACACGCCATTCGCCCAGTTGGCAGGCGTGGAAAGGTCATAGGCATAGTCGATCAAGCGACGAAGCATCTGGTTGCACTTCACAATACCCATTTTTTGAGCCAGCAGACTCATCAGGGTAGTTTTGAGGTTGCCGCCTGCTTCGATGTGGGCAATGTCGTCTTCGGTCAGTACGATCGCGTCACGAACCCAGTCGACCGTGGCCGCGTAGGTAGTCATGGAGCTTTTCGATTCATTTCCGGTCAGCACCGCATCACCACGAGAACCGGGCCCACCTGGGAGACCGATCGTGTTGAAGTGAACGCGCTGCTTGCCACCGGCGCGAAGTTCAGTCTTCTCGCAGAAAACAGACTTTTGACCGGTGTTGACGGCATTGGGATCAAACGACGAGGTGAAAAGCGACAACGGATTGTGTTGCGCACTGGCTTTGTGGAAATACGCGGTGATCGCGTCTTGCCGCATGTTCGGCGCCGCTGACAAAATGTCGGAAAGCGACAGACCGTTTGGATTGGGAGTATTGTATGTTGGTAAAGGCATAATCTTGGAATTTTAGAAGTTGTGGTTGGTTTCCCTTGCCGTTAGGTGCCGGCGATGTAAGCCAGCAAATCCTCGGGCGAGGCTTGATTGATTGCGGCCCGCAACTGATCCTCAGTCGGTCGAGGCGGTTGGTTATGAACGGGGGCGACTCCTGCACCAGTAGGCCGAGGCACTGCGGGCGGCGGGGAGGGCCTTCTTCCAGAAGGTTTGTCGAGGAGCGCATGAACACTTTGCGCCAACTCCAAGATATACCGGGGGTTCGCTAGTTTCGGATCGTTGCGATACCGAGCTGCGGCCAGCTTCTCATCGAGTAGGGCAGTGAATTCGGAGTTGTCATCCAGCACATCAGGGTATTGGCTTTCCAATTCCTCGACCGCTGCGGAGTATTCACTGCGAAATTGATTTTCGGCCTGTTCGATCCCCTTTTGCTGGTTTTCGGCCTTGATCTCCTCCTTGGCGATACGACGCGAAAGATTTTCGATCTCCACGGTGAGTTGGTCTTCCAAATCAGAATCGAATTCATCACGGGCGAGCTTGCGCTGCGAGCGGAGTCCTTCGAGCTGGTCTTCCAATTCTTGAATTGCGGAGGGCTGTTGCCGAGATGTTTCTTGCGGTGTTTCCGTCCCATCATCATCTGGCGCATTTGCGGGCGTTGAACTGGCGGCGGTCACTCCTCGAAGCTGTTGCAGAGCTTCAAGCAGATCGGCGGCTTTTCCTTCACTCACTAGGCGGTAGGCCTCTGCGGTTTCATGCTGTTGGTCAGGTGGCAACGCTGATAATCTCAGACGTAAGCTCTTTTCCTTTTTGCCTTGATCCTGCTCTTCCGATTCCTGGCCGGGCGGCTGCACGCTCGCTGGTGACGTTGTGGCGGATTCGCTGGATTCTGGATCTCTGGTGATGGCTTCGAGAAGCTCATCGGCAGAGTATGCGTTCATGTCCTGTGCATCACGCGGCTGTTCGCTCGCAAATGCTCCGTCTTTTTCCGCGCCAGGCTGTACGCCGTGGTCTTGGTCATGCGTGGTCATCGCCCGCGATTTTAGCGGGAACGACTGATGATTTTAACGGGCGGACGATTTTATTACGCGACGGCAACAATCCGTAGAAAGTTACAAGTTTATGCGAATCCGTGCCTTGACGCTGGAGATGTTGCGGGTGCGCTTGTAAACGCCGCCACCTTCTCTTGACCCAGCAAGGTCGGTATTGCCCTCGCAAGTCCAGAACGTGCCGCCCGCATCAGCGCCAGACACAGCGAGGCCAATGTGGGAAAATTTGAACACTACGATGTCTCCGATTTGGATGTCCTTTGCCCTCGGGGACATGAGAGTTGTGGTTCGGTCGTCTTGGGCTTTTGACCAGTTGATGAAATCCCATGCGCCGGCGGTGGTCGGACGGACGAATCCTTTTGTCAGCTTCACCCCGCACGCTGCCAACGTTTCTCGAACCACAAAGCAGACAAACGCCGCGCACCACGGCCATGGTTGTTGCGGGTCCAAGGTGGTGGCGGATTTGTAGGTATTGACGCGGGGGCCGACGTTGGAGTTTCGGGGTGATTCGCGTGTGCCGACTTCCGCTTCCGCAAGTTCACATAGTTTTTCCTGAAATGGGCTGCTCATGGAATTTGGCGGTAAATTTCCTGATAAATGGTTTCGTCGGCGGTGTCGTGGTCGGGATCGTCGGCGATGGGGCTGGGGTTCAGCCGCGCCAGTTGCGAAGGTTGTGAATGAGCAAGATCATAAGAATCCACAAGGCCAGGGCCGCTGCGACTTTCAGGACGTTGTAGAATAGGAGGGCGGTCATTTTCCATCGTGGTCAATGGCATTGATGGCGCTGGCGGCGCCTGCGGCTCCTAGGGCGATTCCTTCGCCTGAAAGAGTGGTGGTGGTGGTTTTGGTGCCGTCGGGAGCAATGGTTTCGGTGACGGTGCAGGATGCCAAGGCGAAAACAACGAAGGTGAGGGCAAAGGCAAGGGAATGGCGTAGTTTCATGGATTTGTGCTTTTTTGGCATCTTACTTGAGCTTCGTCGGATTCGGTTTTGGCTTCTTTAGCAGCGTCCGCGTAAAGCTGAATGATCTTCGCATCGCGCTCCTCCAGCTTCGTGTAGAGGTGCTTCACGACTTTCGCCAATGTCCCGATGACCACCAAGGCTAGTCCCCATCCGGTGTAGTAGGAAGCATCCTTCACCCCTGCAAACTCCGAAGGTGTGGCATCGCTCACAAAGAACGCTGTGGCACTGGCAACTGTCGCCGCGCCCACTTTGACCATACCGTCGATAAAATCAGGCACGACACTTTGTAAATTATCAAGGGAGGGTATGTGTTTCATATTTTTAATGGTGGGGTCATGGTATTTGTGGGGCAATGTCGGATGTTGGAAGATCAATGCGAGCGTTTAGTCCGCCAAGCGTATCTAAGATTACTTGAAACTCAGGAAAATCCGCTGGAGTTTGTGGCGGGTTGCCAATAAGTGGAGTCGAAAGCAGGATGTCGTCGCATGGGATGAAGTGCATCCCTGCGTGGTCTCCGCTTTGGATAGGGACGCTGCCAGCTAGCCAGAACACGGGTGATCCGCGATCTGTTTGCGCCTTTGCAATGGCGGCATTAACCTCGTCCGCTTGTTCTTTGGTTGTTACAAATCCAATCATACTGGTGATAGTTGTTGGCCAACGCAAGTCTCCCACAGTGTTGTCAAAGCAGTGACATACGCTGCGTCTTGCGTAGATGATAATTCAGTGCTGGTACTAAAAGCTCCTATTGGGTTATTCATTCCAACCTCACCATTGGGCAGTCCTAAAATAAACAAATTAGCAGAGGGGAATGCAGTAGCTACGCTACCAGCAATTATATCGGATGCAGTGTAGGTATCTACTTTTTGTTTCAGGTAAAGATTACCTGCAACGCTATCGTTGCCCATACTAATTACACTGCCCGTATATGAAAAAATATCCGTCAAGAATAGCCGCTCCATCACTCGCGTGTAATAAGAACCGTCATTCCAAAAAGGGAAAATACTACTTGTAGTATAATCATTGACGCTGTATGGTATGGAATAATTTTCTTCTGGCCCGTCTGGTAAGAGCATTGCAAAATGAAAATTGGTTTTTGTTATTCCCAAGTCACCCAAATTGGTGTTTGTGTTCATGTTGCCTGCTCCGCCAGTTGTTACACTTACTCCCTCACTTGTATGGAGAACACCTCCTGAAAATGTTCCACTGGTGAGCGATTTCATACAAATCGCATTTGCCGCTGCAAGTTGCCACACAGGAAAGTAAAGCCTTTTATGCTTGCTCCATCGTCCCGCTGCAATTTCCCCAGAAATGAAGGACGACAAGGCTGCCTGCTGTGTGGATGTTACGGTAGCTCCTGCGGCTCTTAAAGCTGCGACGTAGCTGGCTTCCGGGGCAGCGGAAGCAGCATTGAAACAACACAAGGTCCTCAAAACTACTTGATCCGCTTCGGTGACACGCCCAGCCAAAAAACGCGCGATGACGTTTTTGATTTGAATCGGAAACAAAGCACGCTCCCGCCCATACAACGATGCTGGCCTATCGGTTGAGATCACCCCAGCATAAGTAGTGTCGATGTAAGCGCAAAAATCCCGTTGTTGGCGGGATGTCATGTCGCCCCGCAGAAACGCCGCGATGAATTCTTTTGATTGAGTCGGAGTTGCCGCGTACCGAAGCGCATACGTGGATGCAGTGCTGTTTGGAGTATTCAGGTCCGTCGCGGCATCAGCAGCACCCAACAAAGTGCGGATGCTCGCCCGCTGCTCGGATGTCATGACCCCACTCAAAAACGCCGCCATGAGACGTGTGACCTGATTAGGAAAGAGCGTGTATTTCGTGTTGTTCATTCGGTCGCTTTTCTGAGTGTGTCACAAGTTTGCGGCTGACGTTACGGGCGGAGCGTTGGAAGAAGGTTTTTCTGCCGGAGGTAGCAAACCGGCTTGCTGGAATGCTTGCTGGACGATAGGAGCGATGTCGGGCGGCAGCATGGCGAGGATGCCCGCGGGGTCGACAGCGGCCTGGCGAATGATGTCTTCGGCATTGTTGAAGCCGATGGCAGACAAGGCCTGCACAAACGCGTAGCGCGCGGCGGTTTTTTCGTTCTCTGGAATCTGGATGTAACGTGTGATGACATCGATCGCCGCCATCGCGCTTTCCCGCTTGTTTTGGTTCTGTGCCTGGGTGAGCGTCAGCGAGACGTTGGCTTTGATCCCCATCACGTCGCCCGCCTTGATCTTGAGCAATTCCGCCTCGCGGCCCTCGCCCCAGGTGAATGTCTCATCGACCTCCTGATTGGCGTAAAGAAGAAGAACGTCATACTCAACAATGCTGCGGAGGTCTGCAATTTGCTCATCGATGGGGCATTTCAGGATCGTGGCCCCGCGAGATTGCAGATCGCGCGTGCCGGTGGCGGTGTTGCTGCTGGGCACCCCCTTGAGTTCTCCTTGCGCCGCCGAGGTGATCCCGGAGCGCATCTGGATCATTTGAAGCTGCGAATTCAGCAGCATTTCCGACCGTCCGTTGGTATCGGGTGCGGCGGTAAAAGAAACCGCTTCGTTGATCGTCTTGTCCGGCTTGAGGCGCAGCGGCTTCAAGGGATCCAGTTCGATTTCCTCCCCTTCCGCGTCATCGAGTAGCGCGTCCGGCTGGAATGCGGTATAGACATGAGCGTTGGCGCGATTCCGGTAGGTAATCAGGTTGTATTGGCGATCAATCGCCTTGTTCGGGCTTTCGTATTTCTCGAAATAACCGGTGCCGAAAATGCGGTTTGGTATCTTGTTGATCCGCACAGGGAAAATCGGGAGAATCCCGCCGGGAGTGACGTTATCAAGAAAGTCCATCGAAAAGATGGAATTCAAATCAGGAGAGAAAATCACATGGATTCGATTGGTTTGTCCCGGAATCACCGAGCAACGCAGGAAGCCTTCAACGAGAGAAATTAGCGGGTTTGCATCCGCATCATACATATTGTTGCCCTCTGGCTCAGATTCGTCGCGGTGATGGCGCACGATGTTCGAGCGGCCGTTTATCAGGCCCATGAGTTGCGGCTTGCGGTCTTCTGGCACGTCGTAGAGTTCCATTACATCCAGCAGACCCATGCGGAAACGCACAAAAACGTCCGTGTGTCGCAAATTCAGAAAAGGGGCCGTTGATTCAAACGCGATATCCTTGAAGTCGATCACCGCATTTGTGACGTTCGCATAGTGCACGGACACGTCGTCGACATCGCGGGTTTCCCATTTGATTTGTTCCGCCGAGTAACCCATGGCCTCCAATTCATCAGCCGTGGAGACGAGGGCTCCCGATTCGTTGGTAATGACCTCGCCAGTTTTTACATTGATGGCGATCGGCGTGGACTTTTTGAAGGTTTCGATGTCGCGGAGATAGGATGCCTTCACGAAACACGTCCCGCCCCAGGTGGAAATCTTGAGAGCATCGACGAGCGATGGTTCCACGTCGGATTGATTGAATTTCCATTGAGCGTGCTTGCTCATCGTTTCCGCCAGCACGTCATCGGACTTCCCTTCGGGCGTGGCCGCAAACCATGGCCGCGTTCCGAAAATATCATCTTTTGCCTGCGCAAAGTGGAAATCGTAAAATCCGGCCACGGTGCCGAGCGATTCGTTCTGGTAAGGGAAGATGTCTTTCAAGCTCGACGGATTCACTTCGTCCTTCTCGTTGAGACGGTCCTTGTAATCCTCTTCGGACATGCGCTCCCATTTTGCCATTTTATCGCGCCAACTTCCCATGTTGCCGTGAAGGCTTTCCCATCGCTGGGTGATATGCAGCAGCAGCCACGAGATACGCAAATCGCTAAGTGATCGCCCCAGCGGGGTAGCCTTTGCAAAGTTCATTGCCTTGCGACTACCGGACGGCGGTTCGGGCATGATGTCCGGCGATTTCGCGGGCATGGTAACGGCAGGCATGCGCGGATAATGGCATAGCGCGAGGCGATGTTTAACGGGCGGACGATGGAAAACAACTTGCCTTGATTGTTCGGTATTGATAAAAAAAGATCATGCCACGACGGATTGCGCGCCAGATCACTCCCGAGCTTGCGGAAAAATGCCGTTCGCTGGTC